AGGAGCAGCGCATGGACGAAGCGATCGAATCGGCAGGGACGGAAACGGTAGATACCGGCGGCAGCGATATGGAGTCCACGTCGGACGACTTGGCGGCGAGTCTATTCCCGTCGAGCGGCAGCGATGACCCGGAACCGTCAGAGCCGACCGATCCCGAACCGACCGCCGATCCCGAACCGACGCCCGTAACTGCCCGTTCCGCTCCGAAAGCCTGGGCCGCCGACAAGCACGCCGTCTATGCGGGACTCCCGCCCGAAGCGCAGGACTACATCGACCAGCGCGAAAAGCAGATGATGGACGGGCTGAGTCAGTACCGCGAGAATAACGACTTCGGCAAGCAGATGCGGGACGCCGTGGCGCCCTATCAGGACTTGATTCAAGAAGCCGGCGTGGACGCCCCGCGCGCCGTCCAGGCCCTGCTGAACGCCCATAAACTGCTGGTGCGCTCGACCCCCGATCAGAAATACGCGTATTTCCTGCAACTTGCCAAGGACTACGGTATCGACGTGACCGGGCCGGCGCCCGCCGCCACCGACCCCGCCGTTCAGGAACTGCGCGACCGGCTGGATCGTACCGAGCAAGCACTCACCCAGCGTCAGTCCGCCGAACTAGAACAACGGCGCGCGGCGACGATGAAAGAAGTCAACGAATTCGCAGCAGACAAGGCACACGCCTATTTCGAGGACGTAGCGGACGACATCGTTACGCTCCTGAAAACCGGGCTGGACTTGCCGACCGCGTATGAAAAAGCCGTATGGGCCAATCCCGTCACGCGCCAGAAGGAAATCGAGAGGATCAATGCTGAAGCCGATTCCGCTCGAACCAAGAAAGCGCAGGAGGAAGCCGCTGCGGCACGAGCAGCAACCGCAACAAATATCCGCAATCGGGACACCCGTAGAACTCCTACAGAGCCAAGGGCAACGATGAGGAACCTTGATGATGCACTCCGCGATTCCATGCGGGAAATCAACTCTCGTCACTGACAAATAGGAGCCTACCATGCCCTCCCCCAATAGTACCTTTACGGAACTGGTCACTTCGACCTTCCGCAAGGTTCGCAAGGATGTGAAAGACAACCTTTCGAACCGCAACGCCCTCTTGAAGCACATCTACAAGAAAGGCAACTACCGTAGCGAAGACGGCGGTCTGACCATCGTCACCCCGCTCGATTACGCTGCGAACGGCACGTATCAGCGTTACTCTGATTGGGATGCTCTTAATATCGCCGCGTCCGACGTGATTTCCGCCGCTGAGTACCAGTGGAAGCAGATCGCCATTAACATCGTGGCGTCAGGCCGCGAAAAGCGTATCAACTCCGACGAGTCGAAAATCTTCTCCCTGGCCAAGTCGAAGATGAAGAACGCGATCCGCTCCTTCAACAACGGTTTTTCGTTCGATATGTACTCGGACGGCACCGCCGCCAACCAGATCAACGGCCTGCAAGCCTTGGTTTCCGACCTCGGCACCGGCACTGTCGGCGGCATCAACTCGGCAAACTTCGGTTTCTGGCTGAATACCGTGTTCGACTGCTCGGATAACTCCGTGACCGCCAGCCCGACCACCATCGAAAATTCGATGTTGTTGCCGACTTGGCTGGCGATTGATCGCGGCCCGGACGACTGCCCCGACCTGATCGTGATGGACAACCAGTATTACCAGTTCTTCGAGGCTTCGCAAACATCCATCAAGCGGTACATGGACTCGAGCAACGCCGACGCCGGTCTGGTGTCCCTGAAGTACAAGGGGGCCGACGTGTATTTCGACGGCAACTCTGGTATCCCGGCGGCCCATGCGTACCTGCTGAACACCAACTACTTCGACCTCGTTGTCCACAAGGATGCCGATCTGGAAGTAATTGACGGACAGCGTCCGATCAACCAGGACGGCGATGTCGTGCCGATTCTGTGGATGGGTAATCTCACCCTGTCGAACCGCAAGCTGCAAGCGGTCATCCACGCTTAATTTGAGGAGAATCAAATGTACGCATCTATTGATTTTGTGGGCAATCAGCCGTTTAACGACTGGTTCGCTCCCGATACCGTTCAGCGTCACCCTCTCGGGCTTCACGTCACCGCTATTGACGAGTTCTGGGGTCCGGGTGAGTTTATTTACATCAAGTCGAACGACGCGATCCTCAAGGGTAGCTTGGTCACGTGGGGCGGGGCAGCTATCGCCCTTGGAGTTTCTACCGCGTTCCTCGGCACACTGCTCCCGAGTACCGCAGGGCAGGGCTTCCCGTTCGGCGTGGCCATGGCGCCCATGGCGTCCGGTACGTTTGGCTGGATCATGGTGTCCGGTACGGCGGTCTACAAGACCGGCGCGACCGTGGCAGCAGATGCGGCTATCGGTATCGGCGCGGCGGGTATCGCATCGACCAACTCGGCCGGCAAGCAACTGCTTGGCGTCCGTAACACGGTATCGGCACTTGGCACGAACACGGCGTATGCTAACCAGACCATCGGTTCGTCCGCACTGGTTTGCCCGGCAGGATATGCGGGGTTCTTCGTCGGCATGGCACTGACCGGCACCGCAGGTATTCCGGCGTCTTCGTTTGTCGCCAAGCTCGACCCGGACGGCAGGACGATTTACATGGGTTCGGCTATCGGCACCATCGACAAGCTGGCTACTGCTTCGGGTTTGATCACCTTGACTGGCACCTATACGGGCTACGGTCAAGGCCAGATCAACCATCCGTTCTCGCAGGGCGCGATCACGTAACGTAGTTGTCGTAGTTGTCGTAGTTGTGCGTCCGGCCCTCTCGGGGGCCGGACGTGGATTGAAACAAGGAGAGTCACATGGCTATCACCGGAGCAGCACTTCAGACCGCGCTCGGGCTTACCGAAACCGATGCCCGTGTCACGCAGGAACTCGGCATCGTCGGCACGTTTCAGGAATGGTATGTGGAAGGGAACGGAGACGCGCCAGGACGGGCAAAACTCATCCGCACCACCGCATCCGATAGCGCGGCCACCCAGGCCGCTGCCGTTATTACCGCACTGAAGGCAAACTGATGAGCCTGGAAGATATTTCAGACCGCAAGGAACGCCCGTCTTACGTCCAGTTCGAGACGCGGGTCGCGGAGAATAAAGCCGCCAGCGCCGAACAGGGGAGGTACGTCGCCCGCGAGTTCGATGTGGCGATCGTCACCCCGCCGTACAGTAAAGACTGCGTGGAATTCAAGGTCGAGCAATGGCTATCGAACATCGAACGGAACGTCCGCGACGGCCGCATACCGGAAGAATGGGCAAAGCACTGGAAAGAGTCCTACAAACGCTGGAAGGACGGGCAGGAACTCCCGCTGAACGGCACGCCGATCAAGGGGTGGGGCGTAATCTCCCCGTCGCAGCAGGCGAGCCTGATCCATCTGAACTGCAAGACGGTCGAAGACCTCGCCGCGATGAACGAGGGGGGGATGCGCCGGGTCGGTATGGGTGCGCTCGACCTCCGCACCAAAGCGCAAGCGTGGCTCAAGTCCATGGCCGACCACGGCGGTTCGACCATCAAGATCGCCGCGCTCGAACAGGAAAACGGCGTTCTCCGCACATCGGTCGAATCGTTGGAGAAGAAAGTGGCCGAGTTGGCCGCGCGTGTGGCGTCTGAGGCAGTGGATGCCGCGCCGATCTCCTACGACAACGTGCATGAGATCACGTCGTCCGATCTGCTGGCGGACGACAAGCCCGCCGCCCGCAAGCACCGTAAGGCCGTAGCATGAGCATGTTATCCATAGTCCAGGCGTTCTGTGCCCGGAACCACATTCCGGTGCCGGCGACTGTCATGGGATCGACCGACGCGCAGGTCGTCAATCTCCGCGCACTGCTGGAGGAGGAAGGCGACGACCTGTCCGCCCGTCACCAGTGGCAGGGGATTACGTTCGAGTCTACGCTCATATCCACGGCTGCCGAAGACCAAGGCGCAATGAGTACGCTCGCCTCGAACGGCTTCAGTTACATCAGCAACGGGACGATCTGGGATCGAACGCTACAGCGGAAGATACTTGGCCCGCTGAGCGCCCAGGAGTGGCAGACCGCTAAAGCCATGGTGCCGACCGGCCCAGACTACCGTTTCCGTATTCGCGGCGACCGACTGCTGATTACCCCCGTCCCCGCCGCCGGCAGCACATGGGCGTTCGAATACATCTCGTCCAACTGGATACTCGGCGCGGACGGCGTAACGTACAAGAACCGCTTCACGCTCGACACGGACACGCTGCTACTGCCCGAGAACCTGCTGACCTCTGGTCTCAAATGGCGTTGGCGGAAGGACACCGGGCTGGAATACGCCGAAGATTTCCGCACGTATGAAATGCAGGTCAAGGACGCCATGGGGCGCGACGGCGGACGTAAGGTACTCGATATGAGCGGCGACCGAGGCGACATGATGCCCGGCGTGTTCGTTCCGCAGGGCAGTTGGGCCGTACCGTGATCCCCCGACTGGTGCCGTAATGCGGACGCCCCTACGCCTGAAGACCAAGCGGCAAGGGCAGGTATCGGGCGCGATGACCTACCCCGCCCCGGTAAAGGGCTGGAACGCTAGTACGTCGCTGGCGGGCATGAAACCGGACGAAGCGATTCAACTAGAAAATTGGTTCCCGACGCCGACGTACTGCCAGATTCGCGGCGGCTACGCTTCGCACGCTACGGCGATGGCCGGCAACGGCAAAACCCTGCTGGTGTACAACAGGCAGAACGGCTCGAACGAGATGTTCTGCATGACCGGATCGGGCACGTACAACGTGTCGTCCGCCGGTGCCGTCGGTGCCTCCGTCGCCGCCCGAACGGAAGGACGCCACCGTTGGACGATATTCGGGGACGCGACGAGTACCTGGCTGATCGCCTGCAACAGCACGGACAAGCCGCTGTACTACGACGGGGCGACCTGGACGGCGGTTGACGGAGCGAGTACCCCCGCATTGACTGGCCTGACCACGACGAAGATTCGCAGCCCCCACGTATTCAAGGGCAGGCTGCTGTTCATCGAGAAAGACTCCCTTTCGTTCTGGTATCTGGCGGCCGCTGCCGCCGGTGGCGCACTGACCGAATTTCCGCTGGACGGCGAGGCGACACGCGGCGGGTATCTCCTGTCGTTCGCCACCTGGACGCGGGATGGCGGGGCCGGCATGGACGACCTGGCCGTATTCCTCACGTCGCAGGGGGAAGTGCTGGTCTACCAGGGCACCAACCCGTCCGACGCGACCAAGTGGGCGAAGGTAGGTACGTTCTACATCGGCAAGCCGCTGGGCGACGGCATAATGACCGACTACGGCGGCGACCTCGTGGTCATCACGGAGAACGGGGCGTTCCTCCTGTCGTCCGCGCTCGAATCGGCAACGCTCGACTCCAAGTTCGCCCTGTCCGCGAAGATTGAGAACGCTTTTACGTCTGCCGCACGTACCTATGGCGCCGTACCGGGCTGGAAGGCGCACGTTTATCCGGCGCAGACCGCACTGATCGTGAATATCCCGAGAGTCGCAGACAGCACGCACGATCAGTACGTCATGAACACCATCACAAAAGCGTGGTGTGAGTTTACAGGCTGGCCGGCTGAAGATTTCGCCGTGTTCAATGGCGAACTGTACTTTTGCAGTGCGACTGTCGTCTATAAAGCCTGGTCGGGAACGTCGGACAACGGCAGTGCGATTGTGGCCGCAGCGAAAACAGCGTTCTCTCATTTCAATTCGCCGGGACGTAACAAACAGTTCAAGATGATGCGACCGGTCATGGCGGCGAACGGATCGTTCTCGTTCCTCACCGGCATCGATGTGGATTTCAAGGACGACGAGATCAACGGAAACGCCTCGTATACGGTGCCCTCCTCGTCGGTATGGGACGCGGCAACGTGGGACGCGTCCCTGTGGTCGGCGGACTTCCAAGTGCTTAAAGAATGGTCGTCCCCCACGGAATGGACGGGCGTCTGGGCGGCGGGCAAGGTGAAGGTTCAAACATCCAGTCTGACAATCCAGTGGATGTCCACGGACTACATCTACGAGGTCGGCGGGATATTCGGATGATCGTGGTCGGGCCGCGTGTTGTCGTATGGGTCGGCAGTATGACCGGCCACGAGTACCCCGGAAACGCCACGGCGATCGGCTACGAACGGAACGGCCAGATCGTCCAGGGCGTTGTTTTTACTGATTACTCCGGCGCGAACATTCAGGGGCATATCGCATGTGCGCCAGGGCGTTCGTTCTTTCCGACATTTATTGCGGCGATCATGGACTACCCGTTCGTTCAGTTGGGATGCCGTCGCGTCACGATATTTGTGGCTGGCAGGAACGTCCGGTCCCGTTCGCTGGTCCTTCGCCTCGGGGCGGTACAGGAGGGCGTGCTGGCGGACGCCCTTGACGACGACGATTTAATCGTTTATGGTTTGCTTCGACGTAACGCGCAACACTGGCTGACAGCCCGATTCTCCGATAAATTAAAGCAGTACAGGAGTTAGGCATGGGTAAGTCATCCAAAGCGCCCCCCGCACCAGACTACGCGGGCGCGGCAGTCGCACAAGGCGCGGCGAACAAAGAAGCAGCGATCTCCAGTAGCCTCCTCAATAACCCCAATGTGATAAATCCCTACGGCACGCAGACGTGGACGGGAGGCGAGGGCGGCGGGCGACCAACGCTTACGCAGAAGCTCAGCCCGTCACAACTGGCCCTATACGATCAGGAAGTCCGAACGCAGGGTCTGCTGGGAGGGCTGGGCGAGCAGGGGGCGAAGTCACTCCAGGGCGTGGTCGGCAAGGCGCTGGATTTCTCCGGGGCACCGGCGGCACCGTCCGCAGGAGGCGCACGGCAGGACGCTTACGATGCGATCATGTCGCGGGTTAATGAAGAAACCGCCGCCGGCAAAGATCAGAAGAACTCGCAGTTAATCGCCGCCGGTATCCGACCCGGCACGAAAGCCTATCAGGATGCTATGTTCGCCATTGACCGCGGGGCGAACGACGCCCGGCAGCAGGCGATTACGGCGGCCGGCGCGGAAGGCCAGCGCGACTTCAACATGGGCACCCAGTCTCGCAAGGACTCCATCGCGGAAATGCTGGCGTCCCGTCAGACGCCGCTGAACGAGATTAACGCCCTGATGTCCGGCTCGCAGGTGAATAACCCCTTCGCCATGCCCGGCGCATCACAGAACGCGAATATCCAGCCGGCCCCGATCTACAACGCCGCCTTACAGAAAGGGCAGTACGATACGGATGCATACAACGCGAGGCAGTCGGGTAATAACTCCATGATGTCAGGGTTGTTCAGTCTCGGAAGCGCCGGGTTGATGGGCGGCATGGGTAAGGGCGGTTTCTTTACGAGTCTTCTGGGGTAACGCGCCATGCCACGATACGCATCCCCCGATTACGATCCGATGATGGATGAACTACCGCCAGAACTGGTCGCGCAGTACAAAGCCGAACAACGGAAACAGCGGATCGCTCAGGTCATGTCCGGCCAGGCCCTCCAGCCACTGCAAGCCCCTGAAACTAAAGGCCGATTCCAAGGCTCGATCAGCCCTGTCGCCGGGCTGGCTCAACTCGCCCAGGCATATATGTCGAGCAAGATGGCCGACAACGCCGACAAAGGTATCGCGGACATTGGGCGGCGTAAGCAGGATATGTATTCTGCGGACGTGAAACGGGTCGGGGAAGTGATGACCGGACGGCCAGACGAGGTGTTACCGCCCGACGTGGCAGGGCCTCCGCAGCCCGGAATGCCTGCCGGTACGCCCGAACAGGTCGCTGCCGCGATGATGGAGTCGAAGTTCCCGAGCATTGCACGGCACGGGTTCGGCCAGTTGGATCAGGCCCAGAAGCAGAAACAGATTGCGGCGGATCGGCTGGCGCTCGCTGAACAGGCCGCATATGACCGGGCGGAACGGGAGAAACAGAACGCGGCGGATCGGTTCGCACAGCAGAAATCTATGGCGCTGTTGGTCGCGTCGTTACGCCCGGCACCGCAGGGACGAGCAGAACCCGCTGTTACGCCAGTCACGATCCAAGACCCGGACGACCCGAACAAGACGGTCATCATTGATGGCCGAACCCGGCAAGTGCTGGGCGCGGGGCCGAAACTGTCGCAGACGGGTGGTGCTGACCTTAAACTTCAGCAGTCGCTCCCGCAAGCGAAACTCCGTGTTACGTCCATATCCCAGAACCTCGACCGGCTAGACCAGGCCATGACGGACTTGCACGACAACCCCGACCTCTCGCGGATTACGGGGTCAATCGCCGGCAGGACGCCGAACATCACCAACAAAGCCACGGGGGCGCAGACGGACTTGAATAGCATCAAGTCTCAGATATTCCAGTCGTCCTTGCAGGCCATGCGCGAAGCGTCGAAGACAGGCGGTGCGGTCGGTAACGTCAGCGATAAGGAAGGCGACAAACTCGAACGCACCCTTGCGGGGCTGGATCAGTCCGCAGGAACGCCGGATTTCAAAAAGAACTTGAAGAAGGCGATCGAGCAGGTACGAACCTCGAAAACGATACTCCAGAATGCTTTTGAGGAACAGTACGGCGGGGTCATGCCTGCCGCACCGTCAAAAGCAGGAGCGCCCGCTGGCGGCGGGGCTGTTAGAATCGTGGACTGGTAATGGACATCCAGACCAAGGACGGTATCCTCCTCCGTGGTATTCCCGACGGGACACCGGACGATGTTATAAAGGCAAGGATCGAGAAGATTCGAGCGGGGTCTGCCGTACCGGCGGCACCGCAGGAGTCTCTGCCGTCCCGCGCTTTAAGTTGGGTCGCAGAAGGGCCGGGGGCTGTTGTCGAGCCGATTTTAAAAATGGGAACCGGGCTGCTGGCGAAACCCGCCGGGGATATTGCCGGACTGGCCAAAGGCAGCTATGACGGCATACGCCGGCTGTTCGGCGCAGGACAGCAGGGGCCGAACGCCGAAGAAACGCAGCGAGCCGTTCAAAGCGCAATTCAGTACCAGCCGAAAACGGAAGCCGGCGCGTCGGAAATGAACCCGCTGAACGCGATCCCCGCCGCCATTGGGGAAGGTATCGGCATGTTGCAGCCGGACGCTGTTACGGGCGAGGAATCGACCACAGCAGGCGGCATGTTGCAGAACGCCATTCGTGAGGCGATCCCGCAGGCTATCGGGCTGGCGACCATGAAGTACGGCCCTGGGCTGGTAGACGCCACCGGGAAGGCGGCGAAGCGAGGGGCGCAGAGTACGATGGTTCGCGCCATAAGCCCCACGTTAAAGCAGGAACTTACAGGACAAGCGGAGTTCGCCGCCAAGGAGTTACTGAATCGCGGCCTGTCCCCGAATGTGAAGGGCGTCGATACCGTCATGCGCGGAATTGACGATATGAACGCCCGTGTCGCGGCGGAGATTGAGGCGTCGAATGCGACCGTGCCGAAAAAGGCCGCACTTGACGCACTCAAACCCGTGCAGGAGCGATTCGCTTACCGTCCGAACATCGACGCGAACCAGGCCAGCATCGGTAAGGTAGCGGAGGAGATCATAAACCACCCCCGAGTCCCTGGAATGGAGATCCCCGTGCAGGAGGCACAACTGCTGAAGCTCGGGTATCAACGTGCCGCTCGCCCAGCATACGGCGAGGAAGCGACCGCCGCGCAGGAGGGGTACAAGGGCGTGGCTCGCGCGCTGCGGCAGGAGATCGAAACCGCCCACCCGAACGTCGGACCGTGGAACGCCGAGGCGTCCAATTTACACCGGATATTGGATGTTATCGAACGCAGCGCCGCCCAAAATGCGAAAGGCCCGATCGCTCCCTACGTCGGAACGATAGGGGGCGTCCCGTACCACATGGCGCTGGCGTTAAATCGAAGCGCCGCGCTAAAGTCGTGGTTGGCACACGGGTTGAATAAAGTCGGGAACCTTCTGTCCCGTGAGCCTGTGGCCGCTGTAGCCGCCGACGCGCCCCTCCCATACGAACGGGTCCAAGTGCCGGAGGCCGCCCGTCCGCTCGGTATCGCACCGGAAGCGGAAGGGCTGGACATATCCTCGTTCCTGAAGGACTTCCGCGCACAGAAAGCACTAGACGCCGCCCAGCCGGAAACGCTGATCGCCCG